CATTTAACTAAAGAATCAATCTTATCTTCAATTCCATTAATTGCGCGGTATATTAAAGTTAGCCCCATTAATTGGTCATTTAAAACCAAATCATTACAGGTAATGAAATTTAATTCGCCAATACCAGATAACTTTGCGTTATTCATCATGGCATCAATTTCGCCAACAATCTTATAAGGACGCAACTAAAAATTTCCTAAACTCCAATGGTCTGGATGACATAATACATCAAAATTTATAGTGCAATCTCTAAATTCAGGATTCTTTGCATTAGGTGTAAAATTATCAAAAGATATTACAACAAAATTAGGACAGGCTTTATCAATATCTAATTTAGGCACTATCCTTATCTATCTATGAACAAGCCCACGTATCTGCTCTGAAGTCAAATCGGGGCCTTTCAATGCATCTGGCTAAGTATAATATAATAATTTTACTAATCTCTAATTGTTTAACAATTTGTGAGTAATTAGCGCAAAATCTTTTTCCATAGCCAAGAAGCTTGATTTATCATTAAAATATTCTTGTCCAACCTTCAAAATTATCACTCCTTAAAATAAAGATTCAGCTACAACAGTTTTTTCAAGAGGTCCATAGTGTAAAACATATTGACCAGAAAATGTTGCATACCATGTTACTTCTATTGATGCACCATTAATTTTATATTCAAGTACATCATCTATTTCTTTATTCGCTTCTGCCGCCAATGAAACAGACCATTTCCATCCTTCTACGGCAACTTTTGGAGTGAATGTTTGTGTATCTAAAGGTTTAACAAAACTTTCACCAATTATATAATTAGTATTTTTAGGTACTGGTGGATTAGGGTCTTTTACTTCTACAAGTAACTAGTCGTGCTTACAATCATAGTCTTCTTCTGCCACAATTTCTAATACTCCAGGAGTGCTTATACTATCTGGCGCCTATACTTTCCAATAACGCCCCGCAAATTCAAAATTGCAATATCTTTCAAAAGTGCGGCGATTCTACTCAGTATTTACCATATAAATATCTAATGTTAAATTAGGTACATCAGCCACAATACCGGCTTTCTAAATAGTATTTATTTTTGTCTCAACTGGTCCTCGTATTGCACACCATTGAGAAAAAGTTTCACCAGTCTCTGGATCAACAGCAGTCAATTCTAGACAGCGCCGTACATTAGCTCTAAAATAAGCTAACTCAGTCATTTCTTGTTTAAGTACAATCCAATGAGTGCCAGAATCACGCGGCCACTCAAAAGTATCGCCACATTTGAATCCAGCATGATAATCTACAGAAATTATCTTCTCATCATAATCAAATTTAACTTTATCAGGATTTACTAATGCTCTTACCCATTCTGCATCTTCAGCATCTTTTTTAATCCATCCAGCCTAATAACTATATAACAAAACTCTATGAAAAGTTTTTCGTTTATCCTAAACCATTCTATTGTGCTGGCGATCACTATTCATAGCACGATAGCGTGATTTAAGTAAATCAACTGTTTCTAACATCTAGAGAATTAGCGAGATTGGTTAATAATGATATTGCATTAAAAACCGTTACTCGATATATCATAAAGTCTAAAGCTTGCGGCAAGCCTTCTAATTTTGTTAATAAAATTAGAAAATCAAGGTGATCGCCAAACATCTTGTGCAAGCCATATAATTCAATTAAAACAGAGTCTAATTGTTTTTGCCAATCCTCATTATTTTCACGCATTGGCAATAATTTCCATATCTAATTAATCAACCGCCGCAAATCTTTTACTACAATAGCGTCATTAAATTCACAATTATGTACGCTATTCTCCATCGCCAATTTTCTCCCAACTAATATCATCATCAGAAGACTCAGTATTATGGACTATTGTAATAAACTATTTAACCTCTTTTGGATCAGTATCGTTTATACCATCAAGAGCAGTCTAATTTAGAACTGACCAATTTGACATAACACGACCATCATGACCATAAAAGCGACGCTTATATAATCTTTGTGCGTGAATATTTTCGCGGTGATTTTCTGTCTTTAAAGTTAATAACTTCGCTAGGTGATTAGCCTGCGAAGTCATTTTAAAATCTGTACCGCTATATTTCATACGAATATTTTCTATGGAGTTAATTTGGCGGTCAAGCCAAACTTGTTTCATAAGGATAGCAAGAATATTCATCTCTTCCGCGGTCAGATCAACATTATAAGTTTCAGTGTCTGCATCATAATCAAATAATGCAAACCGTGGAAATTCAAAATAAGGAATGGCATCCAATAGAATCTATTTAGCATCGCGTTTTGTATCTTCTTCAGTAAATTCCAAATACATATCGTCTGTAATTTTACCAAAGAAACGATTATAAATAGTTTCAAAAGATGTCACTATTATTCCTCCTTAGTTACAACCTTGTACTTAGGAGTGCTCCTACGACCAGAGGTAGATGTAGTTTTTGGTTGCACTCTGCGCGTAGGCGCTTCTACCTCTTCTACACCCTCAGCTGCCTCAGCTTCTTTTGCTTGCTGAAGATGGAAAAGCGCAGCATCTACATCAAAGCCCAATTTCTTCTTAATCGCGGCACGTTTGCGAGAATCATTAACTGGCAATTCCACCGCATATTTTTTGATTAGGTCAAGTACGCCTTCTGGAGCAAAATCAAGTGCGTCTAAAAACTCATCCATATTATCTATTCCATTAAGTAACTTTATTACACCAGGTCCATCAAGATAATATTCTGGTTCAACTTTTATAGGCATTTCTTGAACTGTTGCTTCATCAGCAATAAATAAATTATTTTGAATAAGATAAGGTCCACCAGGTCTATAAGTTAAGGCTTGAAGTTCTTTAACAGGAATAGTTTTTATTTCTCCCGCCATAAACTCACGCCGCACACCTAATTCTGGAAGAGAATATACAACCACAGCATTACTGCGGTTCATCACTCTTACTGTTTTTTCTGCCATAAAAAATACTCCTTTTTCTCTATAAAAACACAATGTAAGGACGGGCAGCTTACCCGCCCTTACTTATATAAATTAATTAATTCTTCTCGAAATATGTCTTGCCATCGGCTACTTCAGTATCCTCAGAAGCAACATACTTACCATTAGATACCTCATACCAACCCTCTGTGCTAGGATTCTCAGTCCCTGCAGGAGCAACCTGTGTAAAGGTTACTACTGTTGTTTGAGAAGCGACATTGACAAGAATTGGATTCTCTTGAACTGCAAAAGAAGACATCATAGACATGCTCTTTAATGCGACATTCTCATAAACACAAATGTCAGGAGTCATAACAACACCAACGCCGACTTTCTTATAAACCTGAATTTCACGGCTGCGGTCTTTATTAACATACTCATCAACAATTGTGCCGCCTTCCATAACAACCTTTGCAGGCTTTACAGAACCAGGAAGAATATAGCACATAGAAGCGTCAATAACCTTAGTATCATTTGCTGCATCAGTTACACCCTGTGGGAGGATAACAATTGGATGATTCTTATAGGAAGCAAAACGTCCATTATTCCAGAAAACATCTTTCATATTATCAGACCAACGGAAAGAACCATCCGCAGGACGAATTGTAGATGCAAACTCTTCAGTGCAATAAATTGTTGGATCGCCATAAGCGGAACAAACTGCAAGAAGACGATCAAAACTTGCCTCGTCGAAACCAGTTGTAGAAACCTTATTCGCAGTAGGAAGTTGATTAATACCAGTCTTTAAAGCTTGACCAATTTCCTCATAAATGAGTTCGTCAAGACCTTCCATAACAATAGAAGTTACTTCAGCAAAATCAGCACGACCATCAAGGAACTCTTCAAGACCAATCTGAGCGGCACCGCCGATAGCATTGGTTTGCATCTCGATAGGCGTATCCTTACCAAGCTTAAAGACTTCATAAATACCTGCAAGACCAACCTTGGTAATGAACTGTTTTGCACGCCGACGATCATGTTTCCGCATAAAGATAGCCTTATCGCCTTGTGCGATAGTCTTTACTTCGGCAAACTGACCATAGTTCTCTTCAACTTTCTTAGGAAGAACGTCATCCATCGTCTCTTCAATAAGAGAGAAGATTAAATTTTTATTTTCACGATACTGCGCAAATGTGCCAGCATACTCATTAAGCTCTTTACGAAGTGTTTCATTAAGAGCATCATAACTTAGATTCTCGCCATTGTAGCTATAAGCAACAGGATTGGAGCGAGAAGCCTTAGCAGTAGCTTTCATTAAAGAAAGCAATTCATTCTTTTCTAACATTGACTTGTACTCTCCTTTCCTTATTACTGAACACGCATAACCTTAACTGCGGGTTGTAAATCGCCAAGATTATAAACCTTAACAACTTGCCATACCATGCCGGTAAGACCATTCATAGAGGTAACGCCAGTAGAAGCAAGATAGCCATCATTACCAATCTGTAAAAACTCACCAAGAACAGGTGCAGTTACGACACCATTGCTCTCTTGGCACTTAATAGTATTGGTTGTGAAAATATCTCCCTCATGAGTCTTAAAGACACGAGGAACCATAATGCCATTACCAGCTGGATCGCCATTACCATTTTTAATTGCTGCATCAACAGCAATCTGAGGCTTATTGAATTGCTCAATCTCATACTTATTACCAATCGCAAAATGATTACGACCATAATCAGAACCAGGATAAGTCTCAGTATGCCCATCTGGATAAATCTCGCTTGCTGCACCAATCGTCTTAAGAAGAGGATTGATAGTAGAACCATTAGCAGCAGTTACACCAAGAGGACTATAAACATTACCTACATAATCCCTACGGATCATTGCAAAGTCTTGATCGGTCTCGCGGTCAGCATAAACCTTTACTTCATTATAAACGAGCATCCATTCACCAGGACCAGTAAAATTAACAACACTATTTGCATAGTCATACTTTACAAACTGACCATTTTCAAGAATGTTGATTGTACCAGCCGCAGGCAACTGAGCATAAATCTCGGCTGTGCGCTGAGCTGATAAATGGTTAGGCTCGACCTGCCCGAAGCCATATGTTACATAATTGGCTGTCGGAGATAATCTTTTAAAAGCCATTTTAGCTTCCTCCTTATTTTAATTACAGATTTTTCGCGGTTTCGCGCACTGCCTTAATCCAAGCAGGAACGCTATCACCATCATCGTGTGAGTCAAGCTCATATACGAGCGGCTCTTCTTTATGCTCAGAATCATTATTCTGATTTTCGTCAAGATTAAAACTAACCTTGTTGCGAACGCAAATTATTGAAAGTTTTGCTTCAATATCATCAACAGAATAACTATCAATATTATTGACAACATCTGCTTTTTCGGCATCAGAAAGCATATAAAAACTATCAATCATAGCTTGCTTTGCTTCTTTATCCTTAGCCGCTTTAAATGCACGAAGTGTATTTGCTTCATTTTCAAGAGCAGTGTACTTATCATTTAAAGCATTATAATCATTAAGAAGAGATATATATTCCTCAGAGGAGGTAATATCTTCTAAAGAATGCTTAGCTTTCTTCTTCTTTTCATCCTCATCTTCATCTTCAGAAGATTCATCCTCGCCCTTGTCATCTTCCGCGGGCGCATCTTCCTCAGAGTCAGCAGGAGCATCCTTCTTTTCTTCCTCTTCTTCTTCAGGATTCTTTTTCTTGAATTCGGTATCAACTTCTGGATCAAGAACCTTGTTTTCCTCATCCATTGGATTTACTCCTCCTTTACTAAGAGCATTTTTCATATTCTCAATCTCGGAGAATAACTTATTCTTGAAGTTTTCATCCAAAGAGAATTGTGCTGCGATGCCGGCACCTTCAAAACAAGGCTCAACATCTTCTCCAAGAATACATAATTTTTGTATCATTGCCTCATTGATAATAAAGAATGTAGGCCAACCATTTTCATCTGTTGCCCAAGAGCCTTTTAAATTTTCTTCATTTAGCTCCATAGATTGATTATTACCATGCTCAATAATTCTTTTAGCTTCTTCATATATAGAAGTCCATAAATAGCCTTCAGTCATTAAATACTGATGCTCGACTCCATCATCCATAAAATTCTAAAACCAAATCTTTGCGCTTGAATCAACATAACCATAAGCTTTTGTCAAATCGCGCACGCGCCATTTTCCATCGCCCACTTCAATAGACTATTGATGGCCCGCAAAATCACCTTTTGCCTCATCATAAAAGCCTACAATAGGACAACCTGGCAATGTAGCAGCCATCTTAACAGCAGTTTCTTTATTAATAATACTGCCATTACGATTTGGTTTATCACTCACATAGCAAACTTTAATTTCACACTTTGAAATTAAAGGATTGACAGGAGTGACATTGAGCAATTCAACAGTATGCTCAATTGGAATACTAATATGCGACACTCAATACACTCCTTCCTTATGACATAGATTCTTTATTCTATATTGTTTTTTCAGATTTCTAAGAGTCAGGTTTTTCAGGTCTGCCCCCTGTACTCTATTCATTTTGATTTTTTTGCTGACTTTTCTAACCTAAAATGTCCGAACTGCTCATTGTAGAACTCATTAATGGTGGTATCATAATCTCAGAAAGATGTAATACTTCATTTTCAAAATGGGCCATAGCAATAATAGCGCTTTGTGAATGACCAAGAGCAATTTGTGGTAACATCTTGGAATAACCAATTTGCACTTGTTCTTTATACATTTTAGATAGCTCTTGATAATTATTTATCGTAGTTTCCAGCATAAAAAATCTAAAATCCCATTTTTTATTTGCAGGAAATTTATGCCTTAGAACTTTATTATAGAGATTCTAAAACTATAATACTAAACATCTAATAGATGCTTCATCATTTAATGATGATTTTTCAAGAGCTAAATTGCCATCGGTATTAAATAAATTATTAGAAACACCAAATGCATTATACACAGTACGCTCTACTTTTTCTAAATCATCAGTAGATGTAGTAGTATTTCTATCCGCTAAATCGGCAACATCGACGTCCGCAAATGTAGTCATAACATCTACACCAATAGCACGCTTTAACATCTATACAGTATTATTATGTATATCTTTTGCTTCATCAACGTCAAAAATTAAATCACCATTTTTATCAAGCGGTAATTTCTAAATAATAATTTTTAACAATTTCTGCATTGTTTTTCTGCGGTCAAGATCTTGCGCTAAATCAAGATCAATAATCGCAGGAATTGCATTAGCTAAAATTGGATAATCAGATCCATTAATATTAATTTTTACTGCGTATGCAGGATCTAATACCCACCAAAAACCATTATCTCCTACGTTAGTTTGTATTTTATTCTTTTTATAAGCCATATAAGCTTTTGCAAACTCTTCTGGATACATTTTTAAAATACGGATTCTTTGTTCAACAGTAGGAAATTTGTCATCAAAAAATTTAGGATTAAATTCTACCGCAGGTGCATCCCCTACACGGAATCTACTGCGGCAATATCCAATAGGTAATTCTTGGAAAGTCATACCTTCCTTAGTATCAACTATATATCCATACCAGCAGCCATTAATTACTGTTTTAAGAGCAATATCGCCGCACATATATTTGATATTAGAATTATCTAAATAGCTTAATACATTAGTAAATTCTGTTAGGATTTTATTCTCTTTTGCAGATTCATCTTTTATGTAGGGAACAACAAACCAATCATATCTATAGAGATAAGCGAAATATTTACATAAGCGCTCATATATTCCACTCATCTCATAAAAATAATTAGATATTTCTCGTAATACAGGATAGTTTTTACGAGCCAATTCGCGCAAAACTACACCTTTATCTCCCCACTAATGATTTACTTTTTTTAATGAACCAAGTTCAAGTACCGCATCATCAAGAGTCTATAACCCTATTCTGATGCGGCCATAGTCAATTGGCATACCATCTTCTGGAGAGAATGAGCCTGGCCTACCAGTAGAAAATTTGAAGCCTTTTTCGTGGATTTCGTCTTGAGTTTGTCTCTGTCTCACGAAAGCACCTCCTTAATAGCCGGCTTTTTCTAATATATAATCGTAACTAATTAAGTTTTCTTCTGTATATGGAATTTCAATTAAATTATATCCATTTAATTCACAGAATCTACGTTTCTTATTGTCGTTATATTGCTATTGATAAAATCCTTTTTTACCACCGAATTTTGCAGAAGGTTCAAAATGTTGTTTACCTTGATATTCAATCAAAAAATCAACATTTCCTTCATCGTCAAAAACGCAAAAATCAAACCTTAATGGTCTTCCATTACTAGAGACTAATCCAGTAAAAGTTTGCTCTTCAGTAAAATTAAATTCACCAGCTTGCAATATTTCTTCTATTTTAATTTCTGCACGCGAACTTCTCATAATCTCACCTTAATTCATGAATAACATATCTGCAAATTTATGTCTCTTCTTTTTACGTCGCTTATCTTCTTCTTGTTTAATATAATATAACCCATATTCAAATGCAGAAAATTTATCTTTTTTAATACCTTTATTCGCCTGTTTAAGAATGATATTAACGCCTTCATTTTCTTCGCGTAAATTCATCATTTCTTCTTTTAATATGGAAGTTAATGTAAAAGGTTTTAAATACTCTGCCCTTTCCTCTGGCTTCATTTCCTAACCACGTTTTGTACCCATAAGTTTAACTTTAGCTACACGCTCATCAATTAGGAATTTTACATGGCCTGAAGCTAATTCACTGCGCGCAGTCGCATGAGCTTCTGTATTAATTGGCGCATTCGCTTTTATAATATAGAGCGCATTTTCTTCACAAATATCACTACGATATTTTTTATATTCGCCCTCTTCATCATTTTCTACACCAAAATCTTGCAATATATCACCAGTATCTGGGTCTGTTTGTTGTTTAACCATGTAATCAACTAAACCTATACCTAAGCCATTACCATCAATGACTATAGTCTTCGCTTTATATTTAAAAAATAGTTTCTTCAATTTAATGGCTTGGTCCTCAAAATGAGCATCAGTCATTGTAAAAATATTTGGCATTGTAATAATTGTTGCGCCAGTAGGCTATGGATTTACTTTAAATACGCAAATTACTGTATCGCACTATCTACGGCCTACGTCGCAAGCCAGTACATAATAACTATTTTTAGTAGAACGTCCAGAAAACTCATATTCTGGTTGCCGCAATATACGATTATGATCAAATTGCTCTGCATTAAAGAATGCGTCTTCAACAGTACCAGACCATTCAGATTCATACTCTCGCGCGAATGACATTTCGTTAAACGTACCATCCATTTTAAGATCTTTAATAAAAGATTTATCTAATAGGCCCATGAGTACTGGAATACGCCAACTACCGCCAAGTACCATTGCGCGCTCGGGTTTTACGATTTCCCAAACAAGTATTTGAATAAGTTTATCATAAGCAAAAGTATTTTTCCAACCAGCAGTAGTAACATAAATCTAAGACTTATTTAAAGTTTCAGCTTCTTCTCTACCGCCCCAACCTCCTAAACGCGAAACGTTCATGGTGGGGATGATAACTTCGCTTAATACTGTACCATCAATACCGACACATTCTTCCATTAGTCCTCCGTGACGACGCTGACCTCTGGAAGTCTCCCTTGCCGCAATATTATCAAGGATAGAACCATTTTTAAACACATATTTTACATAGTCTTTTCCTTCAAGACTTTTTCCGCGAGTCCAATCAATTTCATTATAAAGCGCAGGAATTAAACGACATAATTCTTGTACTTTTGATTTTAAGATACTAGAACTTTGCTCTTTACCACCAGAAGTAACAAATAACTTTGCTCCTGGATATAAAATGCAACGTATCATTAAAATTAATGCGGATAAGAATGATTTTGAATAAGCACGTGGGAAAGTCGCGTATAAATATTTATAACGCATTGCAGCGCGCAAAAATACGCGCTGATAATAATAAAGATGAAAATTCTCAGGATTATTTTTAGAAATTAAAAAATCAACAAATAAATCCGGGTATTCACGCCAAAATGCCACATACTATCGCGCAATAGGAATACAAGCTCTAACACGCTCTTCAGACAAGCCAATTTTATCTACGTCTTTACGCAGATTTAATAAATCCTAAAGAGCCATTATTTTTTACCATCCTTTAGTAATTTGCTCATTGTTTCCTAATCTGCGGCTTGCTCTTGCTCAAGAAACTCATTATGCGCGATAAAATCTTCATCTTCTAAAACTTCTTGTGCAATAGCGTCAAAATCAACATCTGTTTCGTCTGTTGTTTCTAAGTCTTCTTCTTTTGCCTCTTCGCGCACCATAGTACGAACAGCGCCTTCAATAAGATTGCCCAAGTTCATTTCTTCGCGCACCAAGCGATCTGTATAATTACGCAAATCCGCAAGTGTCTCATCAACGCGGTCTTTTGGCTCAGAAGTGTAAAAGCGTGGAATAAATCCTTCGCGCTCGCACAAAAGAATAAACTCATCTATTGCGGAAACAAATTCGCCAGATTCAGCTTTATTTTGTGCGGCAGTGAATTTTGCTGATTTCATAAGAGTATCATAAACACGGGACATCTTTTGAAAACCTTCAATATCGCCAAGATCAACTAATTGATGGCATTTAAGAGATGTCTTGCATATAAGTTTTAAATAGTCCTCATGCGCAGGTGTGACTATATCAAAAGATGCCATCATCTCTTGATACAATTTTTCTAATTGTACCCACTCATATGGACGATATACTTTGCCCCATTTAAGTGTAAGATATTTTTTATCTTCTTCTGTTAAATCATCATCAAAACCATCGGGTTCTAAACGATCAATAGGCTCAGGTTGTTCTTCAACGACTGGTTTAGGCGCTTCGGGCATAGTGCCTTCAGAAAGAGTTTTTTCTATCTCTTCCCCACTATATCCTTGCGCAGCCATAACTTGCGCTTTTTCTTCTGCATATTTTTCGCGCAAAACGTCATTATCTTCCCAGGTATAATTTTTGTACTATACTAATTTCATTTTGGAAAGATATTTTCCTAAAATACTCATCCCCGTGAGTTTATTGGCACCCTTTTCCGCAATTGCGCGCTCTAATAAGGTAGTCCATTCATGCTCGATATAAGGGACGTCTATTTCTTCAAGAATCCACAGGAAAGTAGATGGATCATAATTATTAACATGACGAGTTAGGCAAGATTTACATTCTAAAAGATGACCGGTAGGATATTTATCTATGCGCTTTGTAGTATAAAATTCTACATCCTTCATTGTGCGCTTACAAGTTTTACAATAAAGTTGTGCCATTAAGATTCCTACTTTCTTTTCTTATTGCGGCAGCATTTACAAATACTATAAAAGCCATCGCGTGAAGTTTTATTTATTGAAAAGAAGCGGTTATGTGCTAATTTAATTTGCCCACAGCGCGAACATTTCTTCCACTTACCATATTCTTGATAAGTAAAATACCAAAGAAGGAAATCATCTTGTGCCTATTGCGCAATTAGTTTGGGTATTTTATTGCGCCAAAGGGAGGAAATATATTCAAGAGAATGGGTTGTGAAAAATTCTTTTTCAAGAAAACCTTGAATCTCAACGTTAGTATAATGCTCCATTTTATATTCTACTATGCGCATATACATAGGATATTGATCGAGCGCAGCGTGTAATAATTGTTCGAAGTCTTGAACAAAATACCATGTATCTGCGCTGAAGTTGCCACGTGAATGTGCTTTAAGGCCGGGGAATACTTGTAATACCTCGGCTACAACAAGAGGGTCTAAGAATGAGATTCCAGAAAATTTTACTGTCGCATTACCTTGATCATCATATTCTATCCACTCCTTACTGTCAAGACAAGGTGGAACTGCGCCAGTATGTGTTAATTGCGCGAATACGATAGGTTTGCGGTAAGCATTTTTTATAAGATATTGATCTCGCCGCATTTCAATGAGAGAGCGTTTAACAATAAAAGCATCACGTCCTGTGACATGCTCTTGTAATGCTTCCCAGCGTTCAATGGATTCGCGCAACTAGCGTAGGGGCGGTATTTCTTCTAAATCTTTTTTTGTTATTGATACTTTTGGTGTGAGAATAATATTTCTTGTATTTTCTGCTATTAAATTATGTATGCCATCTTCGCCATTCTCTAATTGTCCAACGAGTCCTTCGTAGGAAGTTTCGCGCTTATTAACTGTTGCGAGGCGATTATCAGTTAAGATTTTGCGCTCTTTGCGCTCTTGTTTCTCCATACAAAGAACCAAGTAATCTGCCAATATTTCAAGATATTGTTCAGAGGGGTCAGGTGTTTCGGCTAGAATTGCCTAAACTATTTTATTGCGTTCTTCAGGAGATTCAATGGTATAGTCTAATTTTACTATTTTGATCACTCCTTTATGTGTACATTATACCGTAAAAATTTTTTTTTGTCAAATTTTATCGTATGCCGAAATCTAGAGAGGACTTAGAGAGGAAGGGGTCCAGGCAGAACTGAATTTATCATTTTTAAAAAATTTTTTCCCGAAACATACCCCGGGTATTTTCATCCAGAAAAAAATATATAGAGTACTGCCGGCTATTTATACGCGCATCGGGGCGTGTTTGAGCGACACGCCCCGAATTTGCGTAGTAAATATACTCAGCAAAACTTTGTTAAAAGTTTGACAAATCTCGACACTTACATAAACTTCCCGTTTCTCACAAGTTAGTCAGCACTAACACACCTGGCACTTTGATAAAGTTGCCGTTTGTTAAATAACCCTTGTTTGTTAAAAAAATAACATAAAAAAATTTTCTAAAAAGTATTGACAAGCACGCCATAGCGTGTTATAATGTAGTCACAAACAAGAGAGAGAAAAGAGGTAAAAAACAATGACGAAGCTGTACAGGATTTACACGAACTACACTGGTTGCTATCCCTCTGAGTTAGAAGAGACCTTCACCACCAAGGCAGAGGCTGAAGCATGGGTAGAAGAGTTCGAGGCGCGCGCGACCTGCGAAGAGTCTTGCAGGATAGAGGTAGTAGAGAAGGCTTAACAAGTCTTCTCTTCTTCTCTATAAGAGCAAGAGTAAGAGTGCAAAGCAAGCGATAAATAACACTAATTATTTAAAAAAATTTTTAAAAAAACTATTGACAAACAAAAGCAAGCATGATATACTATAATCACTTCAAGGGAAGAAATAAAAGAAAAGAGGTAAAGAAAATGTACGAGCTGTATTTTGAAGAGTGGGGATGCCGCGAACTGGTTGAGACCTACGCCACCTACGAAGAAGCTATGAAAGACATTAAAGCGAACGGCTACGCTGGTGACTGGGATTATACTTGGGGAGAAGAAGGTTACATCTTGGTTTATCCGAACGGAGAAGAAGAGGTTCTGTAAAAGAAGTACAATCCTTGACGTACAAACATAACATAAAAAAAATTGCAAAAACCTATTGACAAGTAAAGCGCACCATGCTATAATACAATCACAAACAAGAGAGAGAGGTACAAGAAAATGACGAAGAAGAACATCAAGGCGAACATCGAAGCGGCGAAGAAGGACATCATCTACTACACTGAGACGATTTACACGATGGACGCTTGCAAGTGCTACCTGAGCAAAGAAGAGATTGAGCGGTTGGCAAACTTCCACAAAAATCAGCTGAAAATGTGGGAAGAGATGCTGGGGAAAAAGGCTTGACAAACAAGACTTCCCCATGCTATAATAAGCCATCAAAAGAAAGAGAGGACAAAAATTATGAAGTACTTCGTAACATTCTTCCTGACGGCAATCATTGCCATGGCCTTTGGATACTCCGCAGGCATTCACAAAGCAACCACTTCTGACGGATGGCGCGAAGGTGACAAATTCGTATTAGAAGTAGAGGGACAGCTTTACGAGTGGTGGCTGGATGAAGAGTAACGCGCAAGCGTTACTCCATCCCATAAAAAAACTTGCAAAAAACTATTGACAAGCAAAGCCCATTGTGATATACTTACATCATCAAGAGAGAGAACAACAGAAAGAAGGTACAAGAAAATGAAGAAGAATCCGCATCGTAAGTATCGCATCTACTCTTACTGGAAGAGTGAGTTCCAGGGTGCTGTGAAAGAAGAGCATCATTTCGCCGAGGCTTGGAAATGGGCTTGGAACTGGTGGAGACTGGATGAGTTCGACGCAAGGGAACAGCTTATCATTGTCAAGTATGATGACAACGGCAAAGCCATCAAAAAGTGGAGCATCGCAAAGCTTGGTGAATACATTGTCAAGGGTTGAGAGCTAACAAGCTCTCAACCTTTTATTATGTATAATACAATGATATTTGACTATTGATTATCTTTGATATTTAATTTTTAAATATCAATTGATATTTGAATTTTTATACCTCATTTTTGAATTTTTATAAATGAATATTTATACAGCGAAAATGAATAATTATGCGTGGCTGGCGCGCCTGCGGACGTGGCGCGCCGAAATCACGCCAATGCCAACCCCAGTAAAAAGTTTAGTGGAAATAAACCGCAAGTTTAGCAGCACTAAACATCCCGAAATAAAAAAGTGCCGGTCTCTCACCCGGCTTGCAGTCCATCCAGTTTTGCGGGTTTTTCGCTCAGCTACCGCCATACCTCGCTGGGAAGCACTTGTGCGGGCGCCCCTTGTTCCAGTCGGCTGAGCTTTTTTAGGTGGCTAACTGCTAACCTCACCCTGTGACTATATAATACTACAAAGCCCGCAGGATGTCAAGAGTTTTTTTGAAAAAAATAAAAAAAATTTTTTTTAAAAAAGTGCTTGACAGATGGGCGCAATGGTGATATACTTACCTCAGAACAAGAGAGGAGCACAAAGCTATGAAGATTTGGTTTGACATGGATGGAACGCTCGCCGACCTGTACGCGGTTGATGGATGGCTGAACGACCTGATTAACGAGCAGACCCGTCCTTATGAGATTGCAAAAGTTATGCACAACATGAGCCGGCTTGCGCGCCTGCTGAACAAGGTTCAGGCACAGGGGCATGAGATTGGTATCATTTCCTGGACGAGCAAGGGCGGTACCGACCTTTACAATGGCGAAGTGGCGCTTGCTAAAATGGTTTGGCTTCACAAGCACTTGCCGAGCGTGACGTGGGACAGCATCAAAATTGTCGCCTACGGAACGAACAAAAAAGCCACTTGCGGCGATGGCATCCTGTTTGACGATGAGCTGAAAAACCGTCAGATTTGGGGCGCTGACGCCTACACTCCGGACAGAATTTTCGACATCCTGCGCCAGCTGGCGGATTAAAAAAAATAAAAAAAATTTTAAAAAAAGTATTGACAGCTCAATAGGAGTATGATATACTACGCTCAGATGAGGGAAGGAGATGACAACAATGACTAAGGCTTACTACTTCGACATGGACGGCGTCCTCGCTGACTTCCACGGCGCGGCGAACGGCGTTTGGGCAAAGGCTCTTGATTACGAGTTCATGGCAAATCTTCCGGTTTTCGCTCACAACGTGGCGGTGCTGAACAAGCTGATTGAAAAAGGACTGACCTGCTACATCCTGACCAAAGCCGCCAACGAAGCCGCGCGGCAGGGCAAGATTGATTGGCTGAAGAAGTACGTTCCGGCGATGGATGAAGCGCACTTCATCTGCATCATAGGACGCGGCCGCAAGATTGACTTCATCCGCGAGGATGGAATCCTGATTGACGATGACATGGCAAACATTAAACAGTGGGTCAAGGGCGGGCAGGAAGCGCACTATCTGGCGACCAAGGGCGAGGACATCGCCCTTTGATTTTTGCATAATTTTTCATTCCACTTGCATTTTTATAAATTGCAAGTTTATGCAGAAAACTTGCATTTTTTCTCAGCGGCGCGTGCTGGGGCGGCACGCGCCGATTTCGCACTAGAACAAGCCTCAGCACAAAGTTTAGCCAAATTAAACACAGAGTTTAGCGCAGGTAAACATCCCGAAACAAAGCAAGGCCGCTTGCGCGGCCTTCTAGTAGCTTTTGATCCCTGCAGGTGTTGCCGGTTGGGCTTTCGCTTTCCCGCCTGTAGTAGGTGTGCTTGCTTCCCTCACCTTCTGATAGTATTATACTATGAGGCAGGATATTTGTCAATACTTTTTTAAAAGTTTTTTTAAAAAAATTTTTGGGCTTAGCAGTACGCTAAACCCATTGTCCGCCAGTTCAACACGCTAATCTGATTGCAAGCTTTTCCGATTTCCATCGCTTCGCGCTTAGTGTTTACGCGGTGGCTTTTGTCGATGTAGTAGATGCCGCCAGCGTACCAGATGCCGCAATCACCTTTGTAAGCTTTAACCGCGTTAATGGCTTCCCGCGCCGTCTTGCACTCTACGCCTTCGGTGGCTACTTGCCAACCGCTTTTGTAAGTAATGGCCTTGCCAGCCTTCAGGGTCAGACCCTCATTTTCTGCCAGCTTGCGGATGCTCCGGATGTTAATCATTTTGTTTGCCTCCTTGCTTTTGATGGTTTTATTATAGCATAAAATCGTAAAATTACAAGATGGCAAATTGCACAAAGTTTTCGCTATTTTTTTTGCTTGACTTTGGCTCTAAAATGATTATAATATAGGTAGAACAAGAGAGGAGAGATAAAACAATGATGAAAAATTCCTTCCTGCGTGTGCCTGAGTTTAAAGCCGCCAATGCTCTTTTTACTGAGTTTGTCCAGTTGGTCGCGAATGATGATAGTATCCGTCGTGTGCAATTCGGAAATGCATTTTTTATCCGCATGAATGATAAAGTTTCTTTTATTGCTTATTCACTCCAGCCGCGTTTGGATTATAAAACTGATGATTATGTAACAAAGAATTTTATTGAACGGTATCCGCGTTGTGCTAATCTTTCTTATACAATGCTTGCGCTTTTACATGAAATAGGGCATCACATGACAAAAACACAAAGAAACAAAGACGAAAACTATGAAAATTTAGTAGCAACAGGAATTGTGAATAATATCGAAGATTATGTTAATCTGCACAATGAAAAACTTGCTACTGACTGGGCGGGAAATTTCGCGTCAAAGAATTTATTGTTCTGCATGGATTGGGATAAAAAACTCAATAGTGCCGTTTTGAAAAGTCATCTGCAATTTATAACCCGCATGTACTACGAAAAAAAATATAAAGAAAAATGTGCAGAAGCATTGACAAAATAATAAAACTTTGATATAATAGAACCATCAAAAGAGAGGAGATAAAAAAATGATTGCTTTGTTGATTAGCTTCGGTGGCGCGTTCCTTCTGTTCTTCGCTGTGTTCTGCTGGGCTACCGGGGGATTTTAAAAAAAATTTTTAAAAACCCCTTGACAGATTCGCAAAAGTATGATATACTCAACTCAACAAATGAAAGAGAGGTAAATACAATGGGACACATCAAGAACCTGCCGAAATGGCACAATGAAGTCAAGTACATCGTGGCGCGCAAGGTGGACGGCGCTTGGTGGTACTACTGGGGCGGGGACAACTTCCGCGAGGCACAGGACGCGGCTTGGGACTGCGGCGGCGAGGTGTTCGACAAGTGGTGCGAGGCTTAAGCCTCGCCCATTTTTTATTATCGAATAAAAATGCAAGATTGGCGCATAAACTTGCATTTTTTGGCCGCGCGCCCACAACCGCGGCGCGCGTTATTCGCACTGTTATATATCATGCCAAAAAATCAAGCCAAATTAAACCAAAAGTTTAGCGCTACTAAACATCCCGAAACAAAACGCGCCACGCTTGCGCGTGGCGGTGAAGCTGTTGTTTTTGCGAGGCCCGCTCTTGCCTTTCGGCGCCTTTTAGGTGTTGCTTCCCTCACCCTCTGGCGATAGTATATCACAAGCCCGCCCACCTGTCAACCCCTTTTTGAAAATTTTTTCAAAAAAATTGTGGGCTTCTCAGCCCACTTACCGCACAACCTTTTTTATTCGCTCATCTCATTGTACCTGAGCCTTATCAGTGGGAACGCCACCTTGTGCCGCCCTTGTTCCACCGAGGTACTTGTAGGAGGTGCCGTCGCGGTGCTCCTTCCTCCCTGTGACTATAATATACTACATCCTAAGAAAAAACACAATAGTCAAATTGCACAAAGATTCGCTAATTTTATTTACTTGACAACAAAAGAAAAAAATGATATTATTATCCCAGAAAAAGAAAGAGAGGTACAAAATTATGAAGAAGTATTACAAGGTCACCATGGAACGCGGGCACGTGGGGCGCGGCTATTCTGCTCACATTACCTTTTATATTTGGGGCTACAATACTTTACAGGCGATGGATGTCGCGCGGAAAATGCCAGGGGTTAAACATTCTCGTCTGCCTGTCTCTTGCATTGAAATCAGCAAAGAAGAGTTTGACGCACAAAAGCGCGCAAGGGCTAACGCCTACGAAACTTGCGGAGCAAAACTTGCTCTCAAGTAATTTTAAAAAAAGTATTGACAAGCCGGACTAAACCTGCTATAATAAAGGCACAAACAAGAGAGGAGAAAACACTATGAAAATCTCAAAAGACTATTCCGTCGAAACCCCTTACTTCACGCACATTCTTACCGAAACCATGAAAACCTTTTCCTTCTACAGCGACAGCGTAGAAACCGCGAACGAAAAAATTAAGCTCATGGCTGACAAGTATGGGCCGCTGGACATGGTACAGACGATTGACGCGACGACTTGAGCAGGAAAAAATCCTGCTCTTTTTTTAAAAAACCTATTGACAAAAGTCAAGAGCCATGCTATAATTTAACCATCAAAACAAGGGAGGACAAAACAATGACTATGAAAGAAGCTATCGTCGAAGAACTCCGCTATTGCCCTGGTATCCGGATGCGCGAAATGGAAGCCTTGCGCAATGTGACTCTTTCCGAGAAAATCAAGATTCTTGCGGAGATGGAAAAAGAAGGACT